GCGCGGCTTGCTCGTAGACGCTCATGGAGTCAGCCTCCGAGGCCACACGGTAGTCGGACAGGTTCAAGGCATCGAAGCTGAACTCCCCGTCAAGCTGTGTCTCAACCTCGGTTGGCTTGCCAGCCCACACCCATTCCCCCAGATCATCAACAGAGGTCTCGTAGCCGCAGTCGAACTCATACTGGTGCGAGACGACACCGTTGTCGTCGAGCTTGATGGATGGCGGCATGACCACATAGCCGCCGTCGCCACGGAAGTCCAAACCCTCGACCTTGGGCCAGTCGCGTGCCACGCCGCCAACCTTGTTGGCGAAGCGCTTGCCGTGCCCCGGATGAGAGAAGTAGAAGTGCTTGCCCCGGGTGGTGTTCACCGTGATGGGCGAGGTCATCCCGTTCTTCTTGGCGTAATCAACAGCCGCTTGGTTGTCGCAGTCCAAGACGAGAACCCCGCTGATGACGCCAGTCACCAGAGCGAGGTTGAAGACTTCAACGCGACCACCTTCCTTGGTGGGCGCTCCATTCTCGAACCAGTCGTCTACTTCTTCTTGGGTAGTCGCTTGGGTCTGGTATTTCTTCCACTCGTTGAGCGGCTTCTTACTGGAAATCGAGAGAGGGATGATCGTCCATCCCCTCTCAATCGCCATTGATGCTGCGTCATACAGCGTTTGTTTCAGGTCTTGCTTGGTCGGCGCTGTCATTTGCTTCCTCAAAGTAATGGTTCAAGTTAAGGTCAGGGTTAGAAGCGAGGAGCCTTTCAAACTGGCGGGTGTTCATCAGGCCAGTGGCGATCATCCGGTAAGGCGCAGTGCGCGTCTTGCCGAGAATCGTCGCGACACGCCTGATCCCACCGCAATCGTCGATGAGTTTCTTGGCGTTGAAATTTCTCACGGTCTCTCCTTGTTTGCAGGGCGGTATGCCCAGCCCCAACTGTGCCAGAATTCAGACAGGCAGTCCATGACGTGTCACGCTAATGAGACACATTCTGGACAAAACTGTATGGCATACCTGTCCCGATGATGATACAGTGTCTTCACCCTTAACCATAACCATGAGGTAACTATCACTATGAGCGATTGGGATAAATTCGAGGCAGCCTCTGCTGCCGCACCAAAGACAGCGCTTGCAGATGCGCTCGTCACAGCCAAGGAAAAACTCGACGCAGCCGAGGCAGAGTACAAGCGGCTCTGTGATGAGGCCATCAGTCGAGTATCAGATGACTTTGGTGACCACGTCATCGACGCACCTGAAGCAATCATCACCGTGTCTCGCGGTTGCAAGTACGAATGGGATCAGAAAATTTTGACTACGCTCTTTGAGAGTGGAGTCAAGATGCCCGACTTCGTCAAGAAGCATCTCGCCGTAGACAAGCGCAAGTTTGACCGCATGTCGGAAGAAGACCGCGCACCACTTCTACCTGCCCTCACACGCAAGCCCGGAAACGTGACCGTCAAAGTCACGAAGAAAGACGAGGCATGACATGGCAAACAGAAGAAAGTGGACAGACGAACAAAAGCAACAACAGAGCCAGCGCCTCAAGAGGTACTGGAGCCAGAGACAGGCTCGCGACACTCACTCGCAAGCCATGAAAGAGCATTGGGCAGAGCGTAAAAAAAGGCGAAGCCCTGCACCCACGCTGACAAAGCAACAAAGACTCGACAACCAAGCCGCGCTTGTTGCCATCGCCAGCATCAAGGAGTTCGTGGAACGCGACGTCGGCACATCGCTGACAGTTGCGCAAGTCGCGAACATCATTTGTTCAAACTATGCAAGGAACCACAATGTTCAGTCCTAAAAACACGGCGGACGATGCGACTGCCAAGCGCAAAGTTTTGCTCTACGGTCATCATGGCTGGGGCAAGACAACGCAGATGAAGTATTTCCAAGACACCTATGGCAAGGGATTCATCATCAGCGGCGAGAGCGGCTTGTCATCCATCCGATCAGCCAACATCGACTATCTCCCATTCACCTCGTGGGGCGGCAAGAGCGACCCAGCCAAGGATGAGTATTCGTTCATCGACATCTTCAAGTGGACACGCACTGAGGATTTCAAGAAGCGCGGCTACACATGGATTGGCATTGACTCCCTGACCGAGCTTTCCGACATGTCGTTCAAACATGCGGAAGCAGAGGCAGAAGAAGTTGCCAAACGTGCTGGCAAGAAGAACGCCGATGGCTTTGCAGTGTGGGGCAACCATGCGGCACAGTTGATCGGAGCATGCAAAGCAGTACGCGACATGGACATGCACGTCATCGTCACATGCCTCGCAAAAGAAACCACAGACGAAAACGGTGAGACGGAGTTCTGGCCCATGGTTGCTGGCAAGGCGACCATGCAACAACTACCGGGCATCTTCGATTGTGTATTCTGCGGTGTCCGTGTGACGAAAGAGGTGGACGGTAAGCAGCGCGTCATGCGCTACACCATCACTGATGAAGTTCGCGGCTGGCACGGCAAGGTTCGAGATGAGAAGCGTCGTCTCAAGCCAGTCGAAACCAGCGGCAACGTCGTCGAGCTTCTTCAGCGCCTTGACATGGATGACAACGAGTGGGCGCGTATTTCTCAATCAACTCAGTCCAAGGAGGACTAATCATGGCATTCAGTTTCAAAGACCTCAACCTGTCTGGCGTGGAAGCAGCAAGCGCTGGCTCAGTTCTCAAGCCCGGTCGTCATGTTGTGACAGTGGCAGAAGCACAGATCAAGACGAGCCGTTCCAACGGCGCAATCTTGGAGTTGAAGTTGACCAATCAGGAGGGCGCAATTCGTCACTGGATCAACGTGCATGTGCCCAACTCCGAGCAAGCAACACGCATTGGTCGCGAACAACTCAAGGCATTGCTTGTGCACGGCGGTCACCAGAACCCCGATAACCCGGGCGGCGTAGAAAAGATTCGTGGCCTGACGGTCGGTGTGAGCGTTGGCTCAGACACATACACCGACAAGGATGGCAACGAGCGCACCGGAAGTAAGGTCAAGGGATTCTTTGACCCATCGGAAATCACCGGCAAGTCGAACAAACAAGCATCATCGTCTTCGCAAGGTGGTAGTGACGGGTTTGAAGACATGAAGGACGACATCCCATTTTGATGACAGCACAAAAGGGGGGTCAAGCGCCCCCCTTTTTTTTAGGAACGAGATATGTTGAACGTCAGACAACTTGTGGATCAAGCCTATGAACGAGAGCAACGAAAAGAAAAACCCAGAGCCTACATCGGCGCGTCGGCGGTCGGTGGTTCGTGCGAAGCCGCTATCGCTTACGGTTTTCGGGGCTACCCAGACACAGCCCCAGAGCCAAGGCTCAAGCGAATCTTCCGAGACGGACACCGAATCGAAGAAACAGTTGTCTACGACCTCAAGAAAGCCGGACTCCATGTAATGGAAGTTGACCCAATGACTGGAGAACAGTGGACGTTCTCGTCTTACGAAGGCCACGCCATTGGGCATGCAGATGGATTGATTGAGTGCGACGGAGACACGATCCTTCTTGAGGTCAAGTCGATGAACGACTCGAAGTTCAAAGAATGCGAGAAGTCTGGTGTTAAGTTTTCTCACCGCCACTACTACGGACAGGTTCAGTTCATGCTCGGCATGGCAAAGATCGAGAAGTGCTTGTTTGTAGCCTACAACAAAAACAACTCGGACTACCTATCAGAAGAGGTTTTGTTCGATGAGTTTGAATACGAGAACCTCAAGTCAAGAGTTGAGACGATCCTTTCCGGGAGAGCCAGAAAGGTGAGCCAAGACGAGGCTGACTGGAGATGTCGAGGGTGCTTTAAGTTTGATGCCTGCTGGAAAGGCAAAGAGCCTGAAGTGAAATCTAAACGAACATGCGCAAACGCAAAGCCGTCAAAGCACGGAGAGTGGGTGTGCGATAAGGGATGTCAAGAATCATGTACCAACTGGACGAGATACGAACCACTGGCAAAGGATTCTTCTATCTAGCATCTCCGTATTCGCTTGACGGGGTTGCTACTGAAGAAGCCAAGGAGCGCCGATTTGCGTCGGCAGTGAAGTGCCAAGCCTATTTGATGGAGAGCGGCGTTGACGTCTACTCTCCGATTGCTCACTGGCATGAGGCTCAGAAGACGATGAAGAAGCACGACACCAAATGGTGGCTTGCCAAGTGCTTACCATTTCTTCGTGACTCAGAAGGTCTGATTGTTCTGATGTTGCCGCTATGGGAAGTCAGTGTTGGAGTGAAGTGGGAAATTAAATTCGCGCAAGCAAATGGAATGTCGATCTCGTACCTTCCAGACAATGTGTGGGAGGAGTCAAAGTGAGGGATTACGAACGAAAAAGAGTAGACCTTGTTCTTGAGGTCGTTGAACTTGAGCACGAAATCGACAGCGTGAAAGAGCGCATTCGAGACATCGAGTGGCGCATCGACCGTGGTGACACAACCGTCTCACACGATCATCGTCAGAAGGCGATTGATAAACACAGATGGCTAAGTCGTGAATTGGCTGAAAAACGTAAGGAGTTAATCAAATGCGAGTCATCGGTTTAACCGGCCCAATGGGCTGCGGCAAGTCAACTGTTGCTGCACATCTTGAGACGAAGGGGTACACCAGAATCAAGATGGCTGGCGTACTAAAAGAGATGATGAGAGCCATGGGGCTTGGCTACGAGCACATCGAGGGAAGCCTAAAAGAGGTTCCGTCTCCCTTGTTGTGCGGCAAGACTCCGCGCTTCGCCATGCAAACTATCGGAACCGAGTGGGGCAGGAACACGATTGGAGAAAACCTTTGGTGCAACATCTGGGTTGCTCAAGCTCTTCAGGCTTTGCGAACGCACTCGTTCGGAGTTGTGTGCGACGACATCAGGTTCCCGAATGAAGCTGACGCGCTCAAGTCTGTGGGCGGCATACTCATTGAGGTCGTTCGCCCCGGTCATGAAAAAAGCGCGTCTCACGAATCGGAAACCTTTGACGTAGTCCCAGAGATCAAACTGCTTAATGACCGCTCAATCGAGCATCTCATTTTTTCTGTTGACGCTTTGCTGGGCGTGATGCCTTCGGCTCAACCGAGTCTTTTTTCGCAGGACGACGACGGGGTTTCTGGTCACCCAGTGTAGAATCATTGGCATCAGTTGCCACTGAGTTCGGCGTCCCAACGGACGCCGTTTTTTTTGCCTCGTCTCCGCCGAATGCAGCAAGGCGCTTGCCCCATGAGTACATGGAAAAAGCTCGGTGCACACTGTTCCAGAATTTCACAATGTATGCCGTCATAATTGACCAGTAAATCATTTAAGCCCCCTTTCCATGGCGTTCTGCATGGCCTCTGTCTTCTTGTCAGAGCCAGCGCTGGAGCCGAAGTAGTAGCTGACGACTTGGTCTGCTTTGGCGCTGACGTATCCGATCAGTGTGCCAACAATGCCGGACATTACTGGGTCTTTGAGACCCTCGACCAATCCAGCAAGAACCATGTAGACCGACGTTAGAAAGCCGCCAATGATGAGCGCAGCAAGAATGCGAGGAGTCCAGTCTTTGATCGAGGCTTCTCTGTCTCGGGCTGACTTTCTGTCATCCATCTCGATGCGCTTGATGTCGACCTCAAGCTCTCGCATCTTGATTTCAAAGTCGAGATTGGCCTTCTTCAACAGCAAGAGCTGGTCTGGTGTTGCACCAGCAACCGCTGCTGCAATTTTTGACTCGTCTGCTGCCTCGTCTCCGAGAAGAATGGTTGCAATCGTCTTGGCTGCAATGCCACCCATAGGGCCGCCAAGCGCGGCCCCCAGTGTTGGAGCAACTGCTCCGAGAATTCCTTTTGCTGCTCCCCATAGGTCTGCCATGATCTTCTCCTTATGAAAGTTCAAAGTGTGGTGCGTCAATGAATGGACGCTTGTTTTCTCTGCGGCAGAAGTCGATGTAGTACATCATTGCCTCTTCCATTGTTCCCCTCCACATGCGGATGTCAGGAACATTCCACGCAGCGCCCCATCTGATCGCCACATTCTTTTCGATTGCGGCCTGCTTCATTGCATCTGCAATGTCATCGTAAAGGTTGTGCTCCCAACTGAGACGACCATCAATGTAGGCAGCCAAGTCCACCGCCTTGCCAGTGATGTGCTTAGAGTTCATTGTCTGACTAGCACCAGACTCGACGAGCTTCTTTTGCTCTTCTGGCGTTCTCAGTCCTTGCGTCACACCAAAGTCGATCTTTGTGTACTCAATCGCCAGCTTGACGACATCGACAAGGTTCCTGTCGACGCCCTCAAGCCTTTTTTTGCTTCGTTCAGATAGTGCGAACATGGCTGCTCCTTACTTGAATGGATCACCGCCGAATGGGTCTTTGCCTCCACCGAACGGATCGTTGGACATACCGTCAAAGTATGCTTTCTTTTTGCCGCCCTTACTTGGCTGACCCATCAGGTCTGCGGCTGACTCTCGGAAGTCTCGGCTTCCACCAAGGACAGGGATGCGCGATGCAACCACTCGTGCGGCTTCGCGTTTCTGACCATTGGTGTCTGCGCCAGCAATCATGTCTTGCACGCCGCCAGCGACTTTGAAGCCACCGTAGACAACATCGTAAGACGGGCCGAGGATTGTGCCCATCATGCGGTTGAAGCCGTAGTTGCCGTTGTCGATCTGAGCGGCTGAGTTGAAGAACAGTTCGCCAACAAAGCCAAGGCCACCCATCGCCATCAAGCCCTCAACATACCAAGCAACTGCTTCATACTTGTCCTTGATGTCTTCCTTGTCGACCAAGCCAAATCCGACAGCAGCCTTGCCGATAACCGTCTTGTCGAGCGTGCGTGCACGCAATTCTGGGCTGCGCTCGTCTTCACCGCCACGAGACTGAACAATGTCTTTGACGGCTAGAGCAGAAGCACCAAGAGCAGAGCCTGCCGTTAGCATGTAGATCAGTGGTTTGGCATTGCCTTGCTTGGCCTCGTCCATGACGTAGCTGGTGAGACGGCCCATCATTACTGGGTACGACTTCAACTGATAGACCATTGCGCCCCAAGGAGTCTGCGCCCACAACGGAACATCGTTGGGGTCAGGCGTGAAGATCGCTTCGTTCGTGAACTTCATGACGGCGTAACGCACTTGCTGGTTTTGCGCATAAGTGCGGATGTCGTCAACGCGAGGGGCGCTCGGGCTTGCAAAGTTGATGTGACCGTCTGGCAGGTCTCGACCAGCCATGCCGTAGCGCTCCAAGAAACGAACGGCTGTCTTGTAGCGTGCGCTGTCTACCGCGCCATTGTTGGCATACTTGCGAGCAATCTCGATCTCAGACTTGAGGGCGTTGAAGCCAACAAGTGCTGCCACCTCACGCTGCATGTTCGTCCAAGGAGTCAGCAGTGTCAGGTTAAAGAAAGAGTTGCTGAAACGCTGAGAGCCATCGCCAGCCATGTTGACCATACGGTCGTGGATCAGGTTCTCGATGCCCACGCCAATGTCGCGAGCGGCGTTTCGGTAGGAAGGCTCTGCCCTATACCACTGGCTCATACCCTTTGCCCACGCTTGGAAGTTGCCGGAGCGGACGAGAGGCAAGACCGCATCAGGGATAGACGACAGCGTCGTAAAGCCCAACAGAGAGACAGAGTTGAATGCACGCAGCTTGCGGCTTGCTTGATAGATCAGGCCAGTGCCATCAGTGCCGTCGATTGGGCGCTGGTTCAACACGTTGACCATGTTGTCCATGAAGCGTAGGTCTGAAGCCGGGACTGGCTTCTTGAAGTCAGCCAAGGCGTTGACCACCGCGTCGATTCTGAGACGAAGATTTGATGCCATCGCCTCGTCCATGTTCCCGAAATCGTAGTTGCTGAGAAGCTCCATCTTGGCGCGGTGCTTCATCTGCGCAGACGATGCGTTGGTGTCACCAAGCATGTTGGTGACTTTCTTCACTAAGTCTCTTGTCTCCTCTTCGCCCAGCTTAATTGCTGGAACGATCAAGTTTTCAACGTCAGCCGAATGGAAGTATTCGCGGCGGTTGACGAAGATGTTCTTGTTGGAGCGCAACACGTTGACGGCTGCATCAACACCCATCTCTGCAACAGCACGGTAGGCGTTGTACGCATGACCGCCAGCGCCGAACTCTTTTGCGAGTGTCAGCTTGCGAGTTGTCTTGTTGTAGTAGCGGGCCAAAATTCCCTCAAGGTCATTGACCATGAACGGAGTGAACGCAGGCATGTCGCTTGCCTTCAGGTTAATGAACCGCTGGTAGAACGGATTGGAGAACTCGCGGTGGATGACGGAGTCAGCCGCCAAGTGACCGTCGTTGTCCAGAATCTTGTTGAAGATTTTGGTAGCCAATTCGTCTGCATCACGAGGATCAAATGCGTCTCCATTCATGCGGTGATCCCGCATGATGTAAGAGCGCAATTCTTTGAGGAACGAATTTGGGTTCTCGCGAATTGCCTCTGCATCCCACATCTGCGGCACATAGGTGTCGGTGTAGCCACGCATCGTCGCGTCACCGACAGGGATGCCAGCAGAACGCAGGCGCTCAAGCTCCGAGCGGAACATCGTCTGAATACGCTCTGCGATCATGCGTTCTTGCGGGCTGAGACGAGCCATTGCCTGACGCCCTTGGCGCATTGCATCCAAAATTCTGGTGTGAGACGCAGGCTGACGAATCTTGACGTGAGAGCCAGCAACTCCGCCAGCAATCATGCCACCAAGACCACCAAGGACAGTTCCCACTCCGGGAAGTACGGCGCTGCCAGCGGCTGCACCGCTCAGAGTGCCGCCAACTAGAGGCATGGAGATCAAGCTCTTCTTGAACCAGCGACCAACGGCGTTTCCTGAATCTGGCAGAGCGCGAAGCTCAGACAAGAGAGGCTGCAAGCGAGCGGACAAGTCTGAGTTGTGACGGTCATAGATGCTGCTGCCGGTTTGGCCTTTGATTCGATTTGCAAACCAGTTAGCGCCAAGACGACGAAGCACAGAAGAGTTTTCGCGAAGCACGTTACCAACGGTGTTAGCGTGCACCACTTTCACATCTTCAAGATCAAGCTCTTGCTTGCGAGTCATCTTCTTGACAACGCCTTGCAGCGCATCTGGGATGCCTAGCCGCTGAACTTCGTGACCAATGCCGACGTAATCTTGGCTGGTGATGATTCTGTTGAAAGACTCCATCTCGTCTGCGAGACGATGAGTGATACCCATAAGTTCGTCACCAACCGTGCTGTTATAGATGCCAGCACGCTCGTAATCGTAGGTGTCTGCGTCGATGTGCTTGACTTGATTGCTGTCAAACAAGACCATTGCATCATGCTGACCAAGACCATCAGGAGACGGCTCACTCACATGGTATGAGTCATAGCCAAGCTCACGCATTGCAGACTGAAGTTTTGCTTTGGCTTCGGCGGAGTTAACAGCCAATCCGTCGCGAACCATTGCGCTTTCTGTCAGCATCTCAAATAGGTCTGATCCACTGAACTGAGACGGAGCCTTGTTCACAACGTCTCTGAACGCAGAGTCAGTCATATAGTTGTGGTTGACCAAATAGTCACCGAGCCACATGATGTTGTTGCCTTCTCCGTTGAAGGAGTAGAACACGCCATCCCTGAAGTCGAATGGTTCAGCCGCATGAACAAACATGGGCATAACCTTCGGGTTGTATTTCAGGCCAGTTGCGTTTTGCAATGTAGACCAGAGAGCGTGTTCTTCGGCGATTGCGTTTTGCAGAGCCTTTTGTTTGTTCAGAAGTCCAAGCGCGGAGTCATCAGGATGCAAGTCTGCGATTGACTCGTTGTCCATAGATGTCTGAGCACGACGCTTTGTTTGCTCAGAATATCCAGACAGTGTCATCTCTCGGCTCATCTCGTCGATCTGATTGCGTTTCTCAACAATCATCTGCGCAAGCTCATAGCCTTCGCGTCGTTTTGCGTCGAGAGGAGTTGCATCGTCGATCATTCTGCGTATTGACGCAAGATGACCAGCTTCCGAGTAGTGCTTGCCAAGAGCCTGCGATTTGCTGACGTAGACGCCGGGGCCGAACAATGCGTCTGGTGCAGACGGTTCGAGGATCGGGTCGAGCAAGCTGCCACGCTCCATAGCGGAGCCATTGGGCGTGCCATGGTAGTAGATGAAGTCCATCAAGTCTTCGTTTGGCGAAGCCATAGTGAACTCACGAGCCATCGCTTTCTTGGTGGCATCCATGGAGGTCACGACATCGCGAGCGTAGTGTGGCGCAATCGACGCCATGACAGAGTAGTTGTTGGTGTTGTCAACGGCAGCCTTGAACGGAACCTTCGTCTTGTTCATGGAGAACATGTCTCCGTAGAAGGTCAGACGACGGAACTGCTGACGAACAGTGTTCTTCTTCAGCAGGCCGTTGACGATGTAAGCGACATACTCAATCAGGCGATCAGCCAGTGCGCTCAGTTGACCGCGCAAACGCAGAGGCTGCTCACCATTGCGAACGGCAAACATGTCACCTTTTGCAACTCGCTCGCCGAGGTACTTGGCCCAGCCCTCAACAAACCACTCTTGAGCAGAACGATGAATGTCGCCAGCGCCGTACTTGGCTGCGATTTGCATTGCTTCGCGATTGCCCTTGATGAGAGCCTCGCTGTATTGCTTGGCAATCGTTTCCAACTGATCTTGATCGAACGTGGCGCGAACCACCATGTGACCGATCTCGTGCATCAAGTCGAATGGATCACCAGTGCCGGAGCGCAGGCCAATGGCGTAGCGGCGCATGTCTTTGCGCAGCAAGTTGAAGCCTTCTCCGTCGAGTTGAGACATTTCCTTAAATGCTCCCCTCACATCTTCAGGGGCAGTCAAGCCAGCCATGCGGTACACATCCTCCACAGTCATGAAGGTTGCGTTATTGTTGACCAAGCCTTTCTCGGTGCGACCCATCAAGTTCAACATGCGGTACGCCATGGTGCGCATGGTGTACTCGGCTGCTTTGTCGCGATGAGTCAGTTTCATCAGCGCTTCGCGGATGGCGACAGGCGCTGATGGAGGAATGCCGTTGTCCTTGTAGACGCCGATGTGTTGCTTCGTCTCGGTGTGCAGTGCGCCTCCGACTCGGCTGTCTTGTGGCAGCAGGAAAGGATCGGACTTGTCGCCAAGTCGCATCTGACGTGCGCGTAGTTCAACCGCAATCATGTCGACGCGAGCAGGGTCTGCCTTCTCAAACGCAGCAATCAGGCCGTTGACCAACGACTTGTTGGAGCGATCAGCCAGTTGGGAAAACTGCGCTGGATCGTAAGCCTGCGCTGCCTTTGTGATCTCTGGCGAAGAGTTGATCTTGCGCATGAGTTCAGCAGAGAACCCTTTGAAGCGAGAGTCTTGCGTGCCCATCTCAGCCATTGCTTTGACAAGCTGATTGACCGACATCTCGCGGATCGAACTTGTGGACGCAGAGTCAAACGTCGCGTTGTTTGTAACCGCTGCGTTCTCCATGATGGTGTCGGCGGCATTGATGAGCGCATTGACGTTGGCCTCCGCATTCGCGCTCGTGATTGCCTTGCGACGTTGAGCACGCTTGCGGTAGATGTTTCCAACTGCGCTGTCTCGTGTGCTGGTGATGACACCGTTGGCAAGAATAGCCAGCCCGTCGCCAACATCTGTCT